TAAAAATCATGATGATACTGAAACGATGTTACAAGCAAATGCAGATGGAAACGTATCATTACGCCATAATAATAATCAAAAATTTGCAACTACTGCAGATGGTGTAAGTGTTACAGGTAATGTTGAAGTAACTGGAAACATGACCACAACTGGTGATGTAATCGTTGCAGGAATAACTTCAAGTGGTGATATAGTAACTCAAGGTGATGTTATAGCACAAAATTATATTGTTAGTTCATCTGTAACCTATATGACACAAAGTTTTGCTAGTGGTAGTAATATTTTTGGTAATTCTATGGATGATACTCATGTGTTTAGTGGTTCTTTGGATATTACTGGTTCAAACTTTATATCTGGTACTTTAAATGTACAATCAGAAGGAGTATATTCAAGCTCGACAGCCATTTTTACCAACAATATTACAAATGGATATCCAACGTCTAACCCGTGGGGAAGTAATTTAGAAGGTAGTTATTTTAATAATTTTGATAACACTACAAATGTAAGTGAAATTTTAAGGTTCATGTCTGGAGTGTTAAGTCATTCCTTAGATGTTTCAGATGCCGCACCAAATACTAAAACTTGGGCAAGTGTAGATACTAATGAAACTAATTTAGGTACTACCGATAGTGTAGATGGATATTTACCACAAAGTTACGATAGTTCAAATAATACTATGAAATATTTAGTTACTAAGAATTGGGTAGCAGAAGGTGGTACAATTTTTAGTGGTATTTCAGCATATCATGATAATGGTTCAACTTATAAAATAGATTTTGATTCTAATAGTGGTGGTGGTGATGCTAATAGTGTTTCCTCATCTACCGATTTAGAATTATTTGGTTTAGGTGGATTAACAAATGGAGGGGCTACTCAACTTGATGTTAAAGTCATTGTAACTCAATCATTTAGTGATACGGGTAGTATAGCAAATCCATCATCTTCTTTTAAATATGCATCACAATCTTTCTTAGATATATCATTAACGGATTTTGGTACATCTAATGGTGTAACATTAGCAAAAATTAACACGACACAACCAGCAGTTATACCAGCAGGATTTCAAGATGGTAAATTTGTAGATGTGGGTGGAACTGATATGACTGGTTCTTTGACGAGAAAATATCACGCATCAAAAACAGATTTTACAAGTGTATCTTCAAGTGGATATTATAATTTTCATGGATTGAAAGTTGGTTTGGCAACTGGTTCGGGTAATTATACATTTAAAGATGGTACAACAAAAAATAATTTTTGGGCACCAATTGACCAAATAGAAAGTGATATTGGAAGTAATACGTTAGGAATAACTTCTGTAACTCAAAGTTATGTGAGTGCAACATCAAGAAGTTTAAGTGGAGTTCCATATTTAATTGGGGCGACCTATCATTTAAGTGCATCAGTTCACGGATTATTTAATCCAATGTATGCAGCATCATCCACATTAGTAGATGATAATATCGGTTCACTTGGAATGTCAGGAAATGAATCCGTATCAGCAACATCTGGAGTAGATGGATTGAGTACAAGTGGTGGAACTATACAGACTTCAAATGCAGTTGTTAGTATTTCTGGTTCAGGAGGAACATTACGAAGTACATCGGTAGTTCCAACAAGAACTGATGTATATAGTCATAACGCAGTTTATACACTAAGTGGAACTACTGGAAATAATACTTCACAAACTGGTGTTAGTGATTCATCATTTACAATCGGAATACGAGGTAGAAATAGAGCAAGTTCTCGTTCTACTCTACAAACAATGACATATTTTTATCATAGTGGAAGTACCTTTGGTCAACATGCATTGAGTGGTTCAATGGCAGTCTATCAAAGGACTCAAGGATATGATGGTGGTAGTTTAACAGGAACGAGTGAAGCATTTACTGGTGAAGATTATAGAATAGTATTAGATGATAATGTAACAGGATTTAACGGTACGGCCTTTACTACAAGTTATGTATTGAATAATTTGGGTGTGTATGATTTACAAGTAAAACCAGGATATTTAGTAAATCCAGGTGGAACATATAGATATTGGTATCTAAACAATTATCATAGTAGTGGAACATACAAGTATTACATAAGACGATTCCAAATAAGTGGAACGAAATCAAGTATGACGGTTAATCTTAATAATAATACATTGGTTAATTGGAAGGCATCTACTGATGATAAAGTAGCTTGTGCAATATTATTTAAGAGTTCTGCAAGTGGAAGTGGTACTAATAGTGTACTATCAAGAGCTAGAATTTATGATCCGAGTGAAACCACTGCAAACTTAATTTCTTCAAGTGTGGCAAATGATAATTTTTTAAATCCATTTAGTTCCACAATAGATTTATATGGAAATACTGGTGGTAGTGTTGGAAGTAACACTTATACAGTTCCAATAAGAAATAGTGATGGAATGTATTTGGATAATGATGATAACGAATTATACGTAATAGTAAGATATACAGGTGACCCGACACCAATAGATGATATTACATTAACCTTTAGTTAGAGAGAGATATGGGATTTATAGATTCAGGTTCAAAATCAAGTAGACTGTTAGCGTCAAGAAGATATACGCATAACACATTTACGACTGCACAAGAATCGTTTACGAATGTGCTTGATTTAAGAGCCGAAGAAATTTACACACAGGCACATTATGTACCATCGAGTGGATTACCATTTAGTGGAAGTTCTCAACATGGTTCAATCCATCAGGCATCGGGTTCGAACTTAATGCAATATTGGTATAGACATAAGTTGACTCCTTCTAATACTAATACTGAGGTATGGTTCTTTTTAAATCCTACAGGAAGCGATAGTGGAATCGGTGCACAGTTAATTGATGATAATCAACAAACTAATTTTATTTCACCTAAATATTCTGTATCTTCTTTAGCAAATGCAACTACAGAAGATGATACTCCAGGATATGGTGTAATTGTTTATAAATCTTCAACTTACACACAAAGTAATCAAACTGGTTCACTTGGGGCAAGTGATATAGTCTCAACAAACGATTACATATTTGATTATAAAACTGGTGTATTACAATTTTTAAGTTCTGACCACGATCCAGCATCAAATGAAGTTGTGTTTATGACAGCATACCAATATGTTGGTAAGACATTGGCAACGGGACTTGACCTTACTGGTGATATTACCGCATCCAATATGTTATTGAGTGGAAATATAACACTTGGTGACGCTGATACAGATTCAATACAGATAAACGCAGAATATAGTGGTAGTATCATACCTGATGTGGATAATGTATTTGACTTGGGTTCAAATTCAAAACAATGGAAAGATTTATACGTAAACGGAACAACTAATTTAGATGTAGTTGATATAGATGGAACACTTGATGTAGCAGGAATAGTAGATTTTCAATCAAGAGTAGATGCTCAAAGTGGATTAGATGTAACGGGTTCATTTAATTCTTCTGGTGAAATTAGTGGTTTAAGTGGATTAGATATTACAGGTAATGTAACAGCAAGTGGAGCCGTAAGTGCAAGTGGTAATTTATCCGCAACTGGTGTAGATATCGATGGTAACGCTGATATAGCTGGGACTTTAAATGTTGCTGGTAATTCTCAGTTTGCACAAATAACTGGTTCATCTATAAGTGCAAGTGGTGACTTAGTTGTAATTGGAACTGGTTCTATGGGTAAGGTTGTGGGTGATTTAACAGAAATAATTGATGTAACTGTAGGTAGTGCTGACGATCCTCCTTTTAACAGATATGTTTTTGAAGGAGAGATGACACCAAACTTCACGATTGATGAGGGAAAAACATATAGGTTCGACCAATCAGATTCCTCTAATGACGGCCATCCCTTTAGATTCAGTACAACGATAAATGGGACACATGGTGGTGGTTCTGAATACAATACTAATGTTGGTACAAGTGTAGTATCACCTGGTAATTTAGGTTCTTATATTGAAATAAAAGTTGATAAAGACACTCCAAATGCATTATATTATTATTGTTCCTCACATGCTGGTATGGGACAATCTGGATTATTACAAAAAAATGATTTTACAAATTTACACTTTATAAGTGGTTCATCAGTTTCAAGTGGTTCATTAGGTAAATTGGTCGTAGATGGTAAACTTTCGTTACCTTCCATTAGTGATGTTTCAGCATCACTTGCAGCAGCTATTGCGGGTGGTGATAATTTAGGTAACCACACCGCTACCCAAGACCTTAATATTGATGGTAATAATATTACTAATGTTGCTAATATAACTAACACGGGAACAATTACTAATATTAATACTACTCATGTCTCCGCAAGCGGAAATATAAGTGCTAGTGGTGATATATCTGTAGATAATTTAACATCAGATGGTAACATAACAATCGGTGGAACTCTTGAGGTACAAGGTTCAACCATTACAATTGAGTCTAACTCGACTGTAAACCAAGATTTAACAACTGATGCAAATCCCACATTTGCAGATTTAACCTTGACTGGAGATTTAACAGTACAAGGTGATACCACTACATTATCTACAACTAATTTGAAAGTTGGAGACCAATTTATATTCACAGCAACTGGTTCAGCAGCATCTAATGTAGATGGTGGATTGATTGTACAGAGTGGTTCAGCAGTAGATAGTGGTTCTGCTATATATCACGACACACAAGATGAAAGATGGGCAGTTGCTAAAGGAGTTGCATCAGATGGAACTGCTGTAACACCAACTGCATACGTTACCACGACAGTAACGGCAAACCATAATCCTAATACCACTTCAGGTTCTTATGGTGTTGGTGAACAATGGGTAAACACCACTACAGACGATATATGGATAAGAGTGGAGTAATTAAAAGTGAATTTTATGATATTTATTAAACAGAAAACTTATTGGCCTATTTTAAATGAAATAGGAAGTGGGCTCATAAAGAGTTACCAACCGTAAGGAGATATATTAAATGCCAAGTTGGAAAAAAGTCATAGTATCTGGTAGTGATGCAAGTCTAGCGTCACTTTCTACATCAGGAGCAATAACTGGTAGTGTTATTAAGTCTATTGGGGCAATTAGTGGATCCGAAGTAAGTGCAAGTACTTATTATGGTGATGGTAGTAATCTTTCGGGACTCGCAACATCAGCAGATGTTAGTGGTTCTTGGGGTGGAGCTCTTTCAGGAAGTTTAGATATAATAAGTGGTTCAGCAGCATCAACTGGTTCGTTTGGAAGAGTTGAGGCTGATGATTATGGTGGTAACGCAATAACAATACAGGCAATGGAAAAGGCTGTTACGATAACGAGTGATGGTTCTGATACATTATCCTTACTTAATATCAATTTTGTAACCACAAATTCAGGTGAACTTGTATTTTTTGAAGAATAAAATTATGGTAATGAAATATTTAATATATATGAGGAATTTCAATGGCTAAATTACATAGTGCGTTAACTAACGCCGAATTACACAATCCGAAAGGTATAACCTCCAATTCAACTGCATCGATACTGGAGTTGAATCAGGCACAATCTGCAATTAGTTCAAGTGCAGATTTCGTACCAACAACCAGTGAAACCTACGATTTAGGTAGTGCGACACAAACTTGGAAAGAAATATTTGTTGCAACTTCCTCTATAAATTTTGTAAGACCAGACGGAACTATTTTACAACAAATCAAGGCAGATGAAGATGGTGTTATATTTACAAGTGGTTCTGGAGCAGCTGCAAATATTAGTGGTTCAATTATAAGTGGTTCTTCATTACATATACAAGGTAATGCTAAAGTAACTGGTGATTTAACACTTGGTGGACAAATAACCATTGGTGATTCGGATTCTGATGATGTAGTAATGGAAGCTGAATTTTCATCTTCATTAATTCCAAATGATGATAACTCATTTGATTTAGGTTCAAGTGCTAAACAATGGAAAGACATTTATGTAAATGGAATTGGTTATATTGACCAACTCGGTACAGACGGAGACGCTGTAGCAGCATATATAAGTAGTGGAGAAATAGATGGTGTTACTTTAGGTGGTGAATCACAAGTAACCATCACCGATGCTGATATTAATGGTGGTACTATTGATGGAGTAACAATAGGTGTCAGTTCGGCAACTACTGGTAATTTCACAAATATATCAGGTTCAGTCGTATCCGCGTCAAATGCTATCTTTACTTCGGCCGATATTAATGGTGGAACTATAGATGGAATAACCTCATTGACAGCAGGTGGTAATTTAGATATTGGAGCACACGGATTTAGAGCAAATACCTTAACAGCTGATAACCAAACTTCTGGTAGAGTCGCTGTATACGGAACTGCCGGATTATTATCAGAGGATAGTGATTTATCATTTAGTGGAGCAACATTATCCGCAACAAATGTTACTTCAACTGGAACAATTAGTGGTTCAGCAGTTTACGGTACAACACTTGGACAGAATACTGGTGGTGGTCTTAAAACTATATCAATTGAGGCAAACTCAATTATAAACCAAGACTTATCTACAGATGCAGATGCTACTTTAGGTACTTTATCGGTAGGTAATGTAACCTCAACGGGCACAGTTAGTGGTTCAGCAGTTTACGGTACAACACTTGGACAAAACACAGGTGGTGGTCTCAAAACAATTACTTTAAATGAATCTTTTACAATTGGAGATGGTAATGATGGTACATTAACATATAGTGGAGCATCTAAAACACTTACTGTAGAGGATGACTCAAGGATAAACCAAGATTTAACAAGTGACGCATCAGTAACATTTGCAGGAGTAACTTCCACTGGAGATATAACTCTAACTGGTCAGGCAACTGATGTTGATTTGATTGACAATAACGCCTCTGCATTATCATTTGATGCAAGTGGTAAGAATGGTATATTAGAAATTGTCACCACTAACGACGCAGAAAAAGTCAAGTTAAGTGGTGGTTTAGAAGTTGAAGCTCAAGTAACTGCATCGGGTGGTGTTAGTGGTTCATTCGGACACTTTACTGAGATTAAACGTAGTACAGGTACGGGTTTACATGAATTAGTATTAAATGAAACTCTTACTGTTAGTGATGGACAAAACATTGTATTGACTGGAGCTGGACAAGCAAATACACTTACAATGAATGAATCTCTTACAGTTGGTGATGGAAGTAGTGGTACTATAACTTATGGAGCAGCTTCTAAAACTTTAACAATTGAAGATAACGCAACAGTAGACCAAGATTTAACAAAAGACGCTGATGTACAATTTGCATCAGCAACTCTTACAGGAAGATTAACCGCACAAGAAATTATTGTGAGTTCTTCTGTAAGTTATATCACCGCTTCATTCGCAAGTGGTAGTAATATATTGGGTGATACTACAGACGACACCCATAAAGTAACTGGTAGTTTACAAATAACAGGTTCGGGTGATATTGTTGGAAACTTTACTGTCGGTACAGATAGTGTATACACATTAGGTGCAAGTGGAACACAATGGTCTAATATATTTACTGATAATGTAACCTTAGATGGTCAAGGTAGAATAGATTTAGATGATGATTTAGATACATCAATTCGAGCATCAGCGGATGACGTTATAACGTTTGAAGCAGCAGGTGCAGACCAAATACATATTAAAGATGGAACTATTGAACCAAATACAAATGATGATATAGCACTTGGTACTTCATCAAAAATGTTTAGTGATTTATTCTTAGGTAGTGGTGGAGTAGTTGATTTCAATAATGGAGATATGACTATAGTTCACTCATCTAATAAATTGGTAATCGGTGGTGGAGAACTAAGAGTTGCTGGATTGATTAGTGGTAGTACAGATTTATGGGTAGGTAGTAATTCAGCCTACATGAGTAGTTCTCAAGGAAGTCTTAAACTCACAGGAAATATTGTTGAAGTGGGTAATATAACTTCAACTGGTACTATAACGGGTTCAGCAGTTTATGGAACCACGTTAGGTCAAAACAGAGGTGATGGTCTTAAAACTATAACGATTGAGGCAAACTCAACGATTAACCAAGACGTTACGTCTGACGCAGATGTTACCTTTGGTACTTTAGCAGTCGGTAATGTTACTTCAACTGGAGTTGTAAAAACATCTGGAACATTGAGTGGTAGTGGAGATTTTGTAGTGGGGGCACTTGGTGGAAATTCTATCAGTGCTTCGTTCACTGGTGGAGACGCTTCAGTTATATTTAGAAATACTTCAGGAACCACTAATATATCTGGTTCAAGTGTAAGTGCATCTATCGGAACATTTACTACGGCAACCATTGAGGGTGGTACAATCACAGGAATTACTGACTTGACTGTAGCCGATGGTGGTACAGGAGCAAGTACATTAACTGATGGTGGTGTTCTACTTGGAAGTGGAACAGGAGCGATTACAGCTATGTCAGTTCTTACTGACGGACAGATGATTGTTGGTGATGGAAGTGGAGATCCAGTAGCAGAAAGTGGAGCAACATTAAGAACTTCAATCGGAGTTGGTACAGGTGATAGTCCAACATTTACAGATTTAACTTTAACTGGTGGAGATATTACACTAACAGCTGGAGCTACCGATATAGATTTAATAGATAACAACGCAAATGCCTTAACATTTGACGCAGGAGCAGGTGGTACTTCAGTATTAACAATTGACACACGTAATAGTGCAGAAAGAATTGTTGTTGAAGGTACTGTAAGTGCAAGTGGAGACTTCCTTAGTAAATCAACCTCTACTGGTTCATTTGGACATTTAGATGTCTCAACTATATCTGGTTCGGGTACCATTGGTACGTTTTCTTCGGTAACCATTGTTGATACACCATTAGCCGTATCAAGTGGTGGAACAGGAGCAGAGACCTTAGCAAATAAAGCAGTATTGATTTCACAAGATAGTAGTACTGACCAAGTTGGTACGGCCGTAATGGATGATGATGGTGAACTTATAGTTGGTGGTTCAAGTGGGCCGGCAGTTATGGCAGCAAGTACTTTAGCATCAACTGGTATAGACGCCGCGGTTGGTGATGGTACAGTTGCTTTAAGTACAAGTGCAGCACAAACAGGTATATCCTCTATCTATAACACATCATTAAAAGTTGGTAGAGATAGTGGTGGTGATTGGATTGATTTTGGAACTGATGATAATATTAAAATTTACCTATCTAATGTTGAAGAGTTTAGATTGGCAAGTGGTGGAACATTCCACGCTGATGGTGACGTTGTTGCATTCTCATCTACCGTGGCATCCGATATGAACTTGAAAGAAAACATTACAGATATGAAATATGGTTTAGATACGGTGATGCAACTTCGAGGTGTTGAGTATGATTGGAAACGAAAAGATATGGGACATGATGTTGGTGTGTTAGCACAAGAAGTTGAAGCTGTCGTTCCTGAACTTGTGAAAGAACAACAAGGATTGAATGGTAGAGGAAAGTTTAAGTCTGTAGACTATAATAAATTAGTACCAATTTTGATAGAATCTATCAAAGAACTAAAATCAGAAGTCGATTCGTTAAAACTTTTAAATGAAATAGATGAATTAAAAGATTAATTTGAAAAATTAGTATTATATATATTATTAATATTAAAAGGAGTTATAATTATGCCAAAAGAAACAGTTAAATTACAATCTATAGAACTTGATTCAATAAGAGAAGTACAACAATCTTATAAAGACCTACAAACCACAATTGGTGCCGTTTATCTTAGACGACAACAATTAGACATACAACGAGATGAAGTGGAAAATCAATTGATGGAATTGGAAGTACAATTCACTAATATGAGAAACCAAGAACAAGAATTGTTAAAAAATCTCGAAGAAAAGTATGGAAGAGGTAGTCTTGATGTAGGCAGTGGTGAATTTACACCAAATTCTTAAAAAAAACTTCTAAGTATATGTATTTTGGGATTTTAGCCTTATACTTATATAAGATAAAAATTGTTTTATTGTAATCCATAATAAATTAAATAAATAGGAGAAAAATATGGCTGAACGAATCGTTAGTCCAGGTGTATTTACCAGAGAAAGAGATGTTTCATTTCTACCACAAGGAATTGGTGAAATTGGAGCAGCAATAGTAGGGCCAACAGTTAAAGGGCCGGCGTTCGTTCCGACAACTTTGACGAGTTTTTCTGAATTTGAAAATACTTTCGGTGGTTTAGATACACGATTTTATGTACCATATACAGTACAAGAGTATTTTGACAATGGTGCACCAGCTGTAACTATAGTAAGAGTTTTAGGTATCGGTGGATATCAATCTGATTCACTTTATATAAGTATTTCAAGTTCTACTCAGAATTCAGTTGCGGCAGTATTAAAACCCTCAAGAAAAAGTCCAAGTTTAGATATTGAAAGTGGTGGTCAAGCTGTCATCAATGATAGTCAAAGAACTTGGAGTGAATTCATGTTTACAGTAAATAGTGTGGCATACACAGCCTCATTTGATACTGGCTCTGATAGTTACCTCACAAAAGTATTTAGTAGTGATCCACAAGACACCAATAAAGATTTGTATGTGTATAAAAACTTTGAAACGTATCAATGTGAAAAGGGATTCTCTTCAACAGTAGGTTCTGCATCTTTAGCAAGTGGTAGTGGAGAAGATTTCACACACGATTACTCAGTTGCAACTACACCTTACATCATTTCACAAGAAATTGGTGGAAGTAGAAAGAATTTGTTTAAAGTTAATACACGTTCACATGGTACGGATATTAATGATAAGTACAAGTTGGGTATTGCTGATTTGAGAGCAAAAGAAGATATTGCTGGTAGTGACTTTGGTGATTTTACACTTAGACTATTAAAAAATAATCCAGGTGAAAATGATGACGGACAATTAGTAGAAGAGTTTACAAATCTTAACTTTGATCCTGATTCAGTAAACTACATACCAAGACAAATTGGTGATAGATACGTAACAATTGATTCAAATGGTAAACTCACCTACAATGGTGACTGGCCAAACAAATCACCACATATCTATATTAGTGATTATGAAACAGAACTTGAAGGTATTAGTGGAGATGCATTACCTCATGGATTTGCAGCAGTGACTAATCCTGTATTACAAACCACTTCAGTTCCAAGTGCTAGTTTCCAAACAAATCAGTATACAGATCACATTACTACTGGTTCTGGTAGGTTTGATACAAATGAATACTATGGTTGGGATTTTAATAGTCAAGATAATAAAAACTATCTAGCTCCATTACCTGCAAGTGCAGGAACTGGTAATAATGTTGTGTTCACCTTAGAGAATATGGTAGGTACAGTTGACGCTAGTGAAATCGGAGCAGACACATATTCTGATGGTACAGAGGCAATCACAATGACACTATCCGCTAAAGAACAGAGAAAATTCGCTGTTCCTTTCCAAGGCGGTTTTGATGGAGATGATCCAACTACATTGAAAGCAACTGGTACTGATATTTCAACAACAAACCAACAAGGATTTAATTGTACTAATGCAAACGCAAGTGGTACAGTAGCTTACAAACGAGCAATTAACGCTGTAAGTAATCCTGATGAGTTTGATATGAATATGTTGGTAACACCTGGTATTATACACGAGTATCATACTCAAGTTACTAATCACGCTATCTCAAAAGTAGAAGATAGAGCAGACACATTCTACGTAATGGATGGTTCAAGATGGGGACGTTCAGTCACTAACGCTGTTGGTGATATTAAGTCCATAGATACTAATTACGCGGCTACTTATTATCCGTGGGTTAAGATTCTTGATCCAGTCAAAAATAAACCAATTTGGGTTCCACCATCAGTTGTGATTCCTGGTGTTATCGCTAACACCGATAGTGTAGCACACGAATGGTTCGCACCAGCTGGTTTAAATCGTGGTGGATTGACAAGTGTATTGGAAGCAAAAACAAGACTAACACATAAAGAAAGAGACACACTTTATGAAGGTCGTGTTAATCCAATAGCTTCATTCCCACAACAAGGTGTAGTGGTGTTTGGACAAAAAACATTACAAGGAAAACCATCAGCACTTGATAGAATCAATGTAAGAAGATTGTTAATCGCTTTACGTAAGTTTATTGCAAGTTCTTCAAGATTCTTAGTGTTTGAACAAAATACAGCAGCAACGAGAAATCGTTTCTTAGGTATTGTTAATCCATATTTGAATTCAGTACAGGCTAATAGTGGTCTAAGTGCATTCAGAGTGGTAATGGATGATTCAAATAATACACCAGATGTTGTTGATAGAAATGAATTAAGAGGTCAAATCTTTATTCAACCTACAAGAACAGCTGAGTTTATTGTATTGGACTTCATTGTTCAACCAACAGGAGCTACATTTCCTGAATAAGTTTATTTTATAAGTAAACTGACATATAATGAAAAGCCCCAATTTCGGTTGGGGTTTTTCTTTTTTTAAAAATAACTTCTATAAAACTTCAAAAAACAATATCTTTCCTTAACACTTTTTTTTAAGAAAGTGATATTTATATATGTAATAGCATTTAAACGGCATATTAACAGGAGAATGAAAATGGCCGAGATTCTGAATCAAGACGAAATCTTTTTTACACCGTTTGAACCAAAAACTAAAAATAGGTTCATCATGTACATTGAAGATATACCCTCTTACTTTGTAAAGGCAATGGCAAGACCTAACATTACTTTTGATGAAATAGAATTGCATCATATCAACACCAAAAGATATCTTAAAGGTAAAGCTACTTGGGAACAATTAGAAATAACTCTTTATGATCCTATCGTTCCAAGTGGAGCACAGGCTGTAATGGAATGGGTAAACCAACATCACGAAGCAGTAACAGGTCGTGAGGGATACTCAGATATGTATAAAAAAGAGATTAGATTTAATCTATTAGGGCCAGTAGGTGACAAGGTAGAAGAGTGGGTATTACATGGTGCATTTATTCAATCAGCAAACTTTAATGACTTAGATTTTTCAAATACAACGGACGTCGCTGATATTACTCTAACACTTCGTTACGATTACGCAGTATTGTCGTTCTAAAATAGGAGAATAAAAATGACTGAATGGTTAGTGGCAAATTGGGAATACGTTTTGGTAGTTCTTTACGCAGTAGAGAAAATCGTAAAACTTACCCCGACTAAATATGATGACATCATATTCGATATGGTTCTTAAACCAATTAAGGATAAGATATCACCATCTAAATAAACGACCAAAGGTTATAATAGTAAGTGGTTTTAATTTCAAATAGTATTCAAAGGAGCTAAATATGGCTGAAAATCAATATGATTTTCCTACTGAGGTATTAGATTTGCCTTCAAAAGGATTATTATATCCAAAAGATAGTCCACTTTCAAGTGGTACTATAGAGATAAAATATATGACTGCAAAAGAAGAGGACATTTTAACCTCTACTAATCTGATTCAAAAGGGAATTGTTTTAGATAAATTGTTTGAGTCTATAATTCCAGATAAATCAATCAAGTTAGATGATATGTTGATTGGTGATAAAAATGCGATTATGTTGGGTGCTAGAATTTTGGGATATGGTAAAGATTACACCGTAGAGATTGTAGATCCTGATTCTGGACTTAAAAAGGAAATCGTGGTGGATTTAAGTACTTTGAAATTTACATCACCAAAAGATTCTATTTTTGAAAGTGGTGAAAATAAATTTTCATTTGAGTTACCCAATTCAAAACGAGTCATTGAATTTAAATTATTAACTCACAAAGATGAATCAGAAATAGAACAAACGGTCAAGGCACTAAAATCTATATCAAAATCTACGGGCGTAGATCCAACACTCACCACTCGTTTAAAACAACAAATCATTTCTGTAGATGGAGATACGACTAAAAAAACAATAAATAATTTTGTTGATAATCAGTTTCTCTCTTTAGATACAAAAGAGTTTAGAAAGCATGTAAAGTCAATCACACCAGATGTGGATATGACTACAGAGTATGTTAGTGGAATAGGAGAGCCCCATACGGTAGATATACCGATAGGGGTTACGTTTTTTTGGCCTAAGTCAGAGTTATAAAAAATCAATACACGATGAAATATTTTCATTGTGTCATTTTAGTAATGGATTCACTTTTAATGATTTATATAATATGCCAGTCCATTGGAGAAGATATTATATGAATAAGTTGGTTGAGATTAAAGAGAAAGAAAGTGTTGCATATAATAAATCATCAACCACACAAGAACCACCAAAAACCATTCAAAGACAACTATAATTGGAGATTATAAATGTTAAAGATTCTTTCTAAGTTTTATAAGAAAATTAAGTTTTGGATTAAATTTAAAAAAAGTAAATACAAAGATCCATTTATATACAAATGAAAGTTTTATGTATTGGTTGTAGTTGGACGGATAAATGGCCAGATTATTTAAAACTTGTAAGTCCAATTAAAAGAAGTTTACATGGTAAGGGATTATCTTTAATTGAAAAAACAATAAAAAATTATCAAAACAATGTTGAGATAGAGGCTGTAGTGTGTCAATTACCCACACCTATCAGGACATTTTCACGTGGTGATACGAAACAAACACACCAAAATTTTGTACATTCTTTCCAACAAAACAAACAAGATTCAATTGAAAAGTTATTAACTGAATACAAAAATTTACTTTTGGATATTAATAATTTACACTCTAACGTAATTTTCTTTCTATATAATACTGGTGGTTATCCATTAAGACATCCATTTGATTTTGGAGAAGATATAGATAATCAGTTTGTTAAATTTTTCCAAGATAACAATATGAAACACATTCATTTGTCTTTTGAGGGTAAGTCTGGTTATTGTAAAAAAGAAGAAGATTGTGATGATTTAGATTACAAAAATTATGCAGAAAAAAATATGAAACGTGGTTTGACAGGTAGAAGTAATTTATCTAAAAAGTATTGGGTTTGGCAACATCCAAAAAATAGAATTATTTATGATGCTCATCCAAATGAAAATGCAGATAAAGTTGCTGCAAAAGTAGTAGAAGAATATATAAATCAACAATCATGATAAAAAACCTCAATTCTTATATTTATTACTGAGATAAATCAATCGATATAAATGGAGATTAACAATGGCAAAACTTGACTTAGCCGAAGGCGTTCTTGATAGGTTTTATAAAAATGTTGAAAAGAAAATCAACAAGATGAAACAAAAAAACGCACGAAAAGTCTTATCTGATCCTAAAACTAAACGGGAGTTAGAAAAATTTGTTAAATCATTAGGTAGTTTAGAAGACGCACTCAGTAGAATACCAAAATAATAACTTAATCTCTTTCAATATAACATATTATTTAAGGATGGCTAGCCCCATATGGATCAAGCTCAATTTAATAAACTAAAACAAGACCAATTAGACCTCGAAGTCAGAATTAATGCCGAGTTAGGTAAGGGTGCTGGTGCAAAACAACAATTCATAACAGACCAGAGAAAAATCCTTAACAATAACGCAGAGATTTTAAAACACGAAGAAAAAAAACGTAAAATACAAGAGGACGTGACCAGAACACGTAGAACTCACAATAGTTTACTAAGTGATACAACAAATAGTCTTGTACAACAGATTAAAAATCTAAGAGAAAGTCAAACTGCAAATCGAGCCATATCTCACTCCATTAGAAAAACCAAAGATTTCAGTAGTGATTATTCATCCTTATTATCAAAAATCTCAGAAACAGAGGAACACGTTCTTAACAGTACATCAGCTAAAAATATTGTGGATTATGATTCTAAAAAGGTTCAAGAAGAAATTTCAGAACTTCTTAAAGAAGCTGGGAAACTTGCTCCTAAAGAATTAAAAGTTATTAAAAAAAGGTTAGGTTTACTACAACAAGAAAGTGAAATAGTTGGAGAGGCTGCCGATAAAGTTAAAAGACGTAATAAACTTCTTGATATGGCATTGGGGACGTTGGGTTCAAGTGTTACTGCATTCAAAGATATGGGAAAACAAGCTAAGAAGTTTGCACTTGCAATTAAAGCCAATCCACTTATGGCCATATTAGGAGCACTAATAGCTGTAGTTGGTTTTTTCGTTAAGGGATTTAAGGCAGCACAAAATTTTTCTGAAGAATTAAATGCAGGTCTTGGAACTTCTATAAAACTTGCAGCTGTTACTGAAACTATGCCAGGATTTCAACTACAGGCTGCAGCTCTTGGTGGTGATATTAGAGAAAGTGCAAAGGCAATTTTCACTGCCACGAGAGGTACTCGTGATGTAAATAAAGAAAACGTAAAGGCCTTAACAACATTAGCAATCAAATCAGGTGCAACAGAAGAAAACATAGCAAATATGGCTAGGTTATTTTCCGATATGGGTAATACTGATTTCACGGGTGGTTTGGAATTAGTTAATGCAGTTACTGAGTTGGCTGGAGATAATCTTGTAGATAGTGGTGTAGTACTTCAAGATATGGCAACAAGTGCAGAAGAGTTTGCAGCCTACACCGACTCAAGTATGAAAAATATTGCTATGGCAGCAGTTCAAGCAGCAAAAATGGGTGTAGAGTTGGCAACAACTTTAAAAATTACAGACTCATTATTAGACTTTGAAACCTCTATAACTTCTGCTATGGAAGCCTCGATGATGATTGGTAGGAATATAAACTTTGATAGGGCTAGAATGTTAGCCATAGATAATGATATCGTGGGGGCCACAAACGATATAATTCAACAATTGGGAAGTGCAGAAGAATTCACTCGATTAAATGCAATACAAAGGAAAAAATTAGCATCTGCAATTGGAGTTGAAGTGGGTGAATTAAGTAGGTTGGTTGCAGGAAAACCTTTAGAAATAAGCACAGAAGAAAAAGAAACTAAACTACAACAACAATCAATAAGTGCAACAGAAGAATTAACAAAGGCAACAAAGGAATTAACAAGGGCCTTAGGGGATAATTTAAAGAAGGTTGGTGGTGATGTTGCACCTGCAGTAACGGCAGTTGGAGCAGCGACCAACAATCCAGTAATGGTTATGTTGGGACGAATGTTGAACTCACAGTAAAGAATTAACGGATAATTAATTATGTCATTATTAGATAGATTAAAATCAAAAGACTTATCAAGTTTCGATTATACAAAAATTGAAACATCTCGTAGAGAACCGAGTAACGTTAAGAATTTGCCCACTCCACCAGCTCGTACTACTGAAGTAACCACAACGGTTGTTTCCTCTAACTTTTCAAAGTTGGCAAACGCAGATAGAGGAAGTAATGATGTAAAACAACCAAGTGATATTTATCTATCGGCACATAGATTTAATGATGGATTCGGAAACGTTGCCTTACAGGTTATTAAAACTGCTGAAGATTTAGAGAGATGGGCAAAATGGACTATTACACCAAAAGGGATTATTTTTAACATTAAACAAGCAATATTACAACGATTTAATGCAAGAAAAGAAACTCGAATATACAATCCATTGGGATTTTTTACATCACTTCCACCTTATTTTCACGCACCACGACACGCAAGGAGTTTACGTACTGCTTTAACGGATTTAGTAAATCCACCTAAATATAATCCAGAGTCAGAGGTTACTAAAAATACTGATGTAACACCTGAGGCAAGTGGATTGGGGAAGTCTATTACAAACTTATTTAAAAATCTGGATGGTGGGGGTGAAAAGGCAAAAGATTATGGGTTTAGTAGTGGCCCAATAAGAACCTTTAATGGTGGTAATCTGTACGATGTTACTGTACATAATGCATTACAAGTTCCTTATGGTGGTCATAGTACTCGAACGGGAACGAAAAAACTTCCAAAGGATTTTATTAAATTTAGAATCAGAGATTTAGTAAATGGTAAGTGGTTAATATTTCCAGCACATTTAGAGAATATAACTGATACTGTTAGCCCTCAGTTTAATACTGAACGATACATTGGTAGACCTGATGCTGTTCACATTTATACGGGTACGGATAGAACTGTATCATTGGATTTTAAAGTGGCAGCATTCACTAAACAAGAAATACCAATCATACAAGAAAAAATGAATTATTTAGTAGGACTTGGTTATCCATCATTTAAAAAGTTGTTTCAAGGTGATGAGTCTACTCGTCCTGTAGCACCTTATGTAAGTATAACAGTAGGTGATATGTTTAATGATACACCAGGTTATTTTAGTAGTATTGCAATAACGGTGGATGATTCAAGTAATTGGGAAACTGACGATGGATTCCAAATACCAATGCATTTTGCAGTAACTACTGAATTTACCCACATTGGTAAATACTCACCACAAACTCTTGGTAAACATTATGATGTTCCTTTTTTACCAGAACTACATGATGTTAAGAGTGGAATAAGTCCATATTTAGACCAAACTAAAAAAACATCTTCAACTGCATATAAGAAAAAATATCCATTTCATGCACAAATGAATGCTAAAGTAAATCAAAATAGTATAGAGAAGAGTGAATAATGAACAGATACAGACACCAAAGAATAAAACTTGATAAAGAAAATGGTAATAGAAAATTATCTTCAATTGAGTATGCAAAAATATCACCAAAAGATAGTGATATATCTTATGTTGTTAAGTATGGAGATAGTTATGGTTCTCTGGCTAATAGGTTTTATAACGATACAACTTTTTGGTGGGTTATTGCAAGAGCCAATGGGGAATTCAATGGTGATTTAAGACCTAAGATTGGTCGAAGAATAACAATTCCAACCGATATCTCAGATTCAATCAGAGAATTAAATAATTTAAATTCAAGTAGAGAGTAAAATGTTTGGTGACTTTATACATCCAAATATACAAAGAACTTTATTCCAAAGAATTGATGCTCTCAATAGACAAGGTGGTGTATATTTAGGATCTGCAACTGATTCCGTATCGGATTACTCAAACCTTACACAACAAGAAAACATTCTTAGTAATACCTGTTGGGCAAAGGCCATTTCCGCAGTTCCTAATCTTGAACGTGATTCAAATGGAGATATAATTGATGTAAAATCCACCGAGTTATTTGAATTAAGTTCTTATGTTAAAGGTAATGAGTTTGAACCAGCTTTATCTATTAGAAAGAACGATTCCGATAAACTCTTTCGTCCTCACAATGGAATCACCTCAATAGAATCCAGTTATTTAAATCAAACCACATTATCAACCACAATCACTTGGACTTTAGGTGATATAAATGAATTTGAAATATATCAAAATGCATTTTTAACTATTGGTAGAATGGTAATGGTCGAGTTTGGTTGGTCTGCTGAAAAACCACAAGAGATTTCCACTGCTGAAACTTCAGAAGAGATGCTTGACTTTTTCAAGGCAAATCAAAAAAAGATAGTGGAATATGGTGGTGATTACTTTGTTACTTGTGGTACGATTAAGAATTTTAATTTCAATCTCTCTGAAGCTGGTAGATACGAGTGTTCAACCGAAATAGTCTCAATGGGACAACAATTATTTAAATCACCAATCGGAAGAAATGATGATATTGAAACACCAAGTTTAGTTTTTGATTATCAAACAAAAGAACAAAAAAGAATACAGGCTGGTGTGAATAAAGCTATACAAAACGTAGAGAGTAATAGAGTCCTTGTAGATAAAGAAAAAGAAAAATTAAAAGAAGCAATTAAAGAGGCACAAAAAACTTCTTTTGAAAAAATAATGAGTGATTTCAATGGTCATATTATGAGAGTTCCGAGTGCTACAACAATAGAAAAAATTATCAAAAACTTTGATTGGTTTCCACCATATAAAAGTGAATCTGAAGAAGAGAGTAATGATAAAAGTAAATCATATTTAAATACCGATGGACAAATTCATATTAGAGGGAGTAAAGGTTGGTGTACTTGGGGTTGGTTTGAAGATAATATCTTGAATACCCACTTTGGTTTAATCTTACCAAAATCAGGAAAAAATGAAAAAACTGGTGTAGATGACAAATGGATTGCAAGATTTAATAGTTCTTTTAAAAGTCTTGATTTTGATGGATATGAACCAAACCTATGTAAAAGTGATATAAACTTATTCACTAAATCCTTTGATATAATTTTTCCTGGTAAAACAATTGAGTTTGATAAAAATGTTTATGAAAAAACAAAAGAGACAGGTAAAAGAGGACTTGATAAATATGAAGAAGTAATAGAGGTATACTCCTCAATTAACAGAAGGTTCAACAAGTTTGAACCAGATATTTTTCAGAATGAAAGGGGTATCATTCGAAATATTGTTTTCAGTGCTGACATTCTTCAAAAATATTTTACAGGTACTTCGGACATTGGTTCTTCTATTAAAGCTTTTTGGGCATACGTAAGTGCTCAGTATGGTGGGTTTTGGGATTTTGATGTATTACAAGGTACAAACGACACCACATTAGTTGGAGTTTTTGATAGAAAAGTAACGAGAAAACGAGTCAAAGAAGTTTTAACTTTTCCTGATACAAGGAACAAATCCACACGAAGTAATTCAGATAAGTCGTTTGAATTTAGTGTTTATAGTAAAGACTCATTATTAAAAGAACTAACTTTTTCTACAAGTATATCTGCTGAAATGATGACTCAGGCAGCCCTTACTGGTCAAAATAGTGCAGAGGTAAGAAGTGGTGTGTATGGAGATATCCAAAAGGATATGGATTCACAACAAATGCAAGTATTTGCAGCACTTCAAAGTTATAATTATGTGAGTAAAAAGGTACAAAACGCAGAAATAGATGCACTAAAACTACAACGAGATGAATTATTAGGTGATGTAACTACACCATACATGAATGGTCAAGTGGCCTTCAGAGATAAAACAGGAGATTTAAAAGTAAAAACTGCACCAATCACTCAGAGAGCGACTCAAAAAACAAATGAACAATTAGCAGTGATAGGGGCACTTGATGATGAAGATGAGACTGAAAAGTATCAATGGTTTGACACCACTAAGAGTTTGAATGAAAGAGGAGTTATTTATAATCCTGACGGCACCATGTTACCTCAGTACACAAAAACAATGGATTACTTTATAAACAAAACAGATAAGTCCTTTAGATTAAACGATATACCTATTCCATTTACCTGTACTTTTAGTTTGAGTGGAATAGCAGGAATAAAACTATATGATTATTTTACTATAGATTATATACCTGAATTATATCGAGAGTTTGCAGTGTTTCAAGTCACGTCAGTAGCTCATACAGTAGGCACTGATGGATGGAATACTCAAATTGAAGCGATGATGAGAGTTAATACTGATGATCTTGCAGAGAAAACTGGTTATGAAATTCTTGATAAAGTTAAAGACCAAATTCAATACATAGATGGACTTAAATTCGTAGAGGTGATTAATGAGCTTTCAGATGATGTAGAGGAACAAGATAAAATTGAAACGGAAACTGGTGGTTTTCAAACAAAGGCGGGTGAATCTGCAAATACAGCTGAAAACAGAAAAGTTTACAAAGACTGGAACGATGAACAAAAAGATAAAATACCAGAACTCGTGGATAAACTTTATAATGCCATGGCAGGAGGTGGAACAAGAGAAAAAGAAGTTTATAGGGTTTTTGAACATGCCATGTATTGGGAACCAAAAAAGTACAACTTCAAGAGCTTTCTGGATAAAGATGAGAAACGAATCATATTAAGTGCTGACATTCGTCAAGAAATTACAAAACAATTTAATAAAAAATATGGAACTAAAAAACGCCCTACCCTTGAAAAGTGGTTTAAAAAAGAATTCAGTTTTGGAGAAGAGAAGAGAGTTCTTCGTTACTTAAAATAATTTTAGTTTTTGAAATTAAAGTTATATATATATTATTAAATAAAGGTTATTAAATGATTCTATGGTTTACAGGTCAACCAGGTTCAGGTAAAACAACATTGTGTAAAGAACTTCAAAACAGAGTATTTTGCACTTCAAAGAAAATTATACATCTCGATGGTGATGACTTACGAGATATTTTGGATAATCAAGACTATTCAGAAAAAGGACGTAGAAAGAACATTCAGTTTGTCATTAATATGGCAAAGGTTATGGATAACAAAGGATACTTGGTATTAGTATCTTTGGTTTCACCTTATCGTGATATGAGAATCGGAGAAGTTTTTTATTTACATTCTAAACGTAATTTACGAAAAGAATATCATGTTGAAAATTATGAACCACCAACAGAAAACTTTGTAAAGATAAATACAGACAACACAATAGAGGAGTGTATAGATGAAATACTCAATGTTTGTAGGTAGGTGGCAACCTTGGCACAAAGGTCATCAATGGTTAATTGACCAAAGACTAAAAGAGGGTAAAAATGTTTTAATTTGTATTCGAGATATGATGCCAGATAAGAATAATCCATTTACTTGTGAAGAAGTTTATGATAATTTACAAATTCAGTTAAAAGAATTTATAGAAGAAGGAACTATTAAAGTTATGATTATACCCGATATAGAATCTGTAAATTATGGACGTGGTGTTGGATATGATATAATTGAACACGTACCACCAAAAGATATAGGTGAAATATCTGCAACCAAAATAAGAGAAACTAAACACTTCGCGGATGGATTCCACGAAGGAGAATGGGAGAGAGATTAATGAAACAATCAGAAACATTTAAATATATTGTTGAAATATTAAAAGAGTTTGGGCCATTACCAACAAGGAAAATTTCGGATGAGATGTTTAAACGGTGTGATACAGATGGATATGATTTTAGATGGGGACAACAAAAACTTAAACGAGATGGTATTATTGATATTGATAAATCTGTAAAACCAGCACTTTGGTATTTAAGATGAAAATTGATGTATTAGATAAAGGTTATATTGAATTAGTAGATACACTTGGTGATGATTTAACACCAGTAAATGCTGCTAGGGTTTCGTTTGGTGGTAGAAGTGATACCTTTGAAGAGAAAGATAGAAAGTTATCTAAGTTCCTAATCAAACATAAACACTTCAGTCCTTTCAGACATCAACATTGTATGTTCATATTAAAAGCACCTGAGTTCGTAATGAGACAATGGTATAAACACGTGGTTGGAATCGAAACAACAAGTGCACACGTAACTAAAGACCACGCTTGGAATGAGATAAGTGGTCGTTATGTTCCGTATGATGAGTTCTATGAACC